CAACAGGCTGAATGATCTGGCCACGCAGAATCTCCTGCACGGCCTCTGCATTTGTGAGCGCCATGTTCTGGGCTGTCTCGTCAACCTTGCCGAGCGTCTCGAGCGTCTTGGCTCGGCTGAGTTCTGCGTCGGCCACGGTCTTGACCGTGTTGGCACGGGCCTGCGCCGCCTTGGCGGTGGCCTCCTCGGCAGCGGCTTGGAGATACATGGCATTCGGGTCTTGGGGCTTGCCCTGCATCTCGGCCATGAGTTCTTGGGCCTCGTCATCGGTCGGCTCGACCACGCCCATGCGCAGCAGCTTCTTGCGGAAGTAGGCATTGGCATCGCCGACGCCCTCGCCCTCCATGTTCATCATGGCCATCGCCGTCAGCACCTGTGCGGTCTCTGGGTCTTGCGTGATCGAGAGCATGCCGGTCAGCGCCCTGACGGTCGCCTGGCGCTTGCTCGAGCTGGATGGGCCAACGTCTGCAATCACATCAAAGGTGGCGCTGGACAGGTCGTTTTGCATGACCACCTCGCCGGTCTCCTGGTCAATGCTCGGCTGCATCAGCTCGACCATGCCAGCCTCGCCAGTGGCCGCCACCGTCTTCATCTTGCGCTTTTCTTCGGTGTAGATGTCACGGGCCATTGAGAGCCAAATCTCGCCGCAGCGCTTCATGCCCTTGGCAAAGTTGCTCATGTAGATGTAGGCCTGGCCATCGACTCGGGCCTGGATCATCTCAACGGCCTTGCCGGAGATGTTGCTCACCATCTTGTCAGCGCCTTGCTGATTGCCCAAGATGTCCTGCATGTCGGTCTCGGTGATCTGCAGGAGCGCTGCCATCGCAGGCGGGATTTGTGGGCTTTTCGTGTAGGCCACCGGACCGCTGACGGCCTGGTTTCCGTTCTGGTCTGTGATCGGGTTGATCAGCAGGTACGGGTAGTCTTTGAGGTTGTCCTCGGACCACATGACCTGATGGCCAGCCACCTGCTCAGGCGTGAGGATCGGCTTCTCAACGCTGGACAGTGCGCTGATCTCGCCCAGCTTGGAGAGCTGCATGTTCTTCAGGCGCTGAGCATCTTTAGCCAGGCGCACGTGGCCCATGCAGCGTTCCACGTTGTCCACGAACCACCGCTTGCCGTAGACGACCACGATCGGGATGCAGTTGCCTGCGATGTAGCCAGCGTCCTCAAGCACTCGGCCACCGGACATGACGTACTTGCGCACGCGCTTGCGCTTGACCTTCTTCTGGCGCACCTCGCGGGTGCCGATGGCGGCCAGCGTTTCCTCGAGGGTCTCGTCGGCTGCGAAGTCGGCCTGGCTGTAGCGCTCCTCGGTGCCGTCGATGGCCTGGAAGATGCGAATGGTCTCGGTCTTTTCTTCGACCTTGAAGTACTCGGCCACGTAGACCACATCAGGCGTACACCAGTCGAACTCGTACTGGTGGATGATCTTGGGCCAGTCGGTCGGGTCGTCGCCCCAGGTATCCTTGTAGGCCTGACGGGTCATGCTGGTGACGACGAAGCAGAACTTGGCGTCGCTCTTGTCCTGGCGCTTGGCACCGAGGTCGAAGAACACCGAGCTGTCAGCGTCGAAGATCGGCTCGATGCGAATGCGCTGCCGGTCGTCCTCTGGGTCTTCCTCGTCCTCGTAGACGGTGCGCAGACGCCAGGCTCCGATGCCACCTCCAACCGCCTCCTCAAAGGCGTTGTCGTAGGCCTCGTCTGCGACTGATGCCTGCTCGTCGGCACGGTAGAGACCGTCACAGACCTCGGCCAGCTTGTCGTTCTCGGTGCCATCCTTGGACACGAAGTCCACCGTGATCCGGTTGTTGCGGTACTCGTTGACCACTCGGATCACGGCCAGCATGATCTTGTTGACCTCGAACTTCGGCTTGTTCTCGTACTGGTCCCAGAGTGGGCCTTCCCACTGACTGCCTGCCAGGCTGTAGAAGCGCCGATCCTGCAGGCACTGCAGGCGCTCATCGCGCAGTGCGCTCTGAACATCGTCGAACTGCGCCAAGGCTTCTGTGTGAAGATTGGCAAGGCGCTGGTCGTTGGAGATTCTGGCCATAATTAGTTCCTCAATTTGTGCGATTGTCTCACCACTTCTTTACGTTTGGCAAAGGCGTGAAGACGGCAGGCTTGGCCGCACTGGACCTCCGCACCGCCTCGCAGGCGTATCGCAAGGCGTCGATGACGTGGTTTTTCTTGTCCTCCAGGATCGGCAGAATCTTACCTGTCAGTGGGTCTTGCTTATAACTGTAAAGGGTCAGCTCGTCAATCGTGTGGATGCAGCGTGGGTGAACCACGATGTCGTAGTTCTTCAGGAACTCGATGCCTTCCTCGACCGACTTCGGGCCTTTGACCGCCGTCATGATCTTCGGAAAGCCGTTCTTCTTCATGTGGCTGATGGTCTCCGGCCTGGCCGAGTCGGCGACGATGGGCCACTTCTCGGACTCGGGCACGGTCATGAACAGTTCGGGAGTGTTCACGATCTCGCAGCCCACCATGTAGGCTTCGTGGTCGATGTAGAGGGTGCGGCCAATGATGTGGCAGCGCACCAGCACGGTCGGATCGATGGCAAAGCCCCAGTCTGCGCCAAGGCGGTGGATGGCGTCTCGAGGTGCCTCGAACTCGTCGATCTTCCAGTTCTTGAAGACCCTGGCGCTGCTGTTGGTCAGGTACTGGCCCATCCAAACGTGAGAGTACTTGTCCGGATCTCGCCGCTTGTCGTACTCCATCTCGTCGCGCAGAACGTCTGGGAACCAAGGGTTATCGGTGAAGTTGACCTTCAGGACGGTGGCGTCCTTCGGAGGCGTCGGGCCGCGCAACAGGTGATCGACCGGATCGGTCTGCTGGCGCGGGTTCCATGTGAACCACAGCTCGGACTGGGGCTTGCGGATGGTTGGCCGCAGCAGGTCCAGGCTGGTTTGGCTGAGGCTCTGGGCTTCTTCCACCCAGGCGCAGTCGTAGCCCTCGAGCGACTTGATCGAGTCGGCTGTGTGGTTCTGCATGCCCTGAAAGATGATCATGCCGTCGCCCTTCTTGGACTTGATGACGGCTTCTTGCACCTCGAAGTAAGCGCCAGCGTTCATCTGCTCAATCTTGGTCTCGAGCAGGCGCTTGACCGACTGGGCCAGCGACTTCTGGACCTCGCGCACGCAGACGCTGCGCCGCTTCTGGTCCATGATGTGGGCCTCAATCATCAGCTCGGCAAACATGTGGGACTTGCCGGAGCCTCGGCCACCCCATGCGCCTTTGTAGCGGCTGGCCTCCATCAGAGGCAGCGCCCATTCTGGGGTGGCAAGTTGCAGGACGGTCATGCCTTGACGACCACGCGCTTGATCTCCCTGAACTCCAGAGGCGCACCATCAGCGCCGGTCACCTCATGCTTCTGGGTTTCTGCCCAGCGCATCTGGGTCTTTGACCACCAGATCATGGCCGCGGTGTCGCCGCCCATTGCCTTCTGGAACAGGGTCCGACCGACGCCAGAGTTGGCCTTGGCCTTGCCTGCCACCAGCTCGGTGGCAAAGTGCTTGCGCAGCGTGTCGGTGTCGATGCCACCGCGCACCAAGACTGCGATCTGCTCGATTGGCAGGCCGTAGCCTGACATTGCCTCGACCTGTTTGCGCTCTGCGTCGGTCGGCTCGAAGGCTGGTCGGCCAGCACCTTCCCGAGCGCCGCCATTCGGTCCAGCCTTTTTTACGACCGATTTTTCAGTTTTTGGCTTCTTAGTTGCCATGTGTAACCTCCGCGAAAGGTTGTCCAGTTTCTGCGTGAACTGCGATTTTGCCTGTGAAGTCTTGCCAGCGCTTGATGATGACGTCGCAATAGCGCGGGTCCAGCTCCATCAGCATTGCCGTGCGGCCGTTCTTCTCGGCTGCGATCAAGGTGGTGCCGGAGCCGCCGAAAGAGTCGAGCACCAGGTCGCCGCCCTTCGTGTTGTTGAGCATCTGGTACTCGAACAGCGCCACCGGCTTCATGGTCGGATGCTCGCCGTTGCGGCTGGGCTTGTCGAACTCCAGGATTGTGGTCTGTTTGCGGTCAGCCGCCCAGAGGTGGCCAGCGCCGTCTTTCCAGCCGTACAGGCACGGCTCGTGCTTCCAGTGGTAGTCCTGGCGTCCCATAACCATCGAGGATTTCTTCCAGATCAGACACTGCCGCACCGTCCATCCAGCGTCCTTGGCCGCGCCTCGGAAGTTGTAGCCCTCGCTGTCGGCGTGCCAGATGTAGAACACCGAGCCAGGTTTCATCACCATGTCGGCAGCGGTGTAAGCATCGCGCAAGAACTGTCGGAACTGATCGTCGCCCATCTCGTCGTTTTTGATGGTCAGCTTTTCCTTCGTGCCGCCCTCGTAGGCCACGTTGTAGGGTGGATCTGTCAGCCACATGTCCACCAGTTGGCCGCAAGTGAGTTTTGTCAGGTCGTCGACGCTGGTCGAATCACCACACAAAAGGCGGTGCTTTCCCATGATCCAGACGTCGCCTGGAACCGTGACAGGGTTTTCCTGCACGGCAGGAGCATCGTCAGGATCGGTAAGGCCATCGGTGCCTTGCACTGGCATCAGCGCCGCGATCTCCTCGTCGGTAAACCCCACCAAGTCCAAGTCAAACCCAAGATCACCCAGCTCGCCCAGCTCAATCGCCAGCAGTTCGTTGTCCCAGCCAGCGTTCAGCGCCAGCTTGTTGTCTGCGATGACGTAGGCACGTTTCTGGGCATCGGTCCAGCCAGCAGCGACCATGACCGGCAATGATGCCATGCCGAGTTTTCGAGCTGCCATCACGCGACCATGACCGGCAATGATGCTGCCGGACTCATCCACCAGGACTGCGGTGGTGAAGCCCCACTCACGGATGCTGGCCGCGATCTGGGCCACCTGCTCCTCGCTGTGCGTGCGCGAGTTCTTGGCATAGGGCACCAGCTTTTCGATGGGCCACTGCTCGACCTTATCGGCTGGATTTACTTTGTGTGATTTTGTGGTCATGCTGCATTCTCTCCTTTTTCGAGCCGGTTTGCCACCAGGGTGGCATAGCCTGCGATGTCGATCCAGTTGTCGG